CGGATCGCAAGGCCCGTTTCCGCAACCGCGTCGATTTTGGCCGCGACCTCATTCGGCAAATTCTGGAAGCGGCGCAGATCAGAAAGCTCGAACTTCCGGAATGTACGGCCTCGCTAAAGAACAACCCGCCACAATTGATCGGCGATCCCGATCCCAACGAACTACCGGATGAGCTTGTGAAGGTCGCGCGCACGGCGGACCGCAAGAAAATTCGCGAAGCGCTGGAACGTGGCGACATCATTCCTGGCTGTTTGCTTTCCAACGCGCCGCCGTCGCTGCAATTGAGGGTGAAGTGACATGGCGAGGCAGTGCTCGGCTTGGCGTGGCAGGGCTAGGCCCGGCTCGGCGAGACCGGGCAGGGCGCGGCATGGCCGGTCAGTGCGCGGCTCGGCGCGGCAAGGCGGGGCTTAGCTCGGCCTGTCTTGGCAAGGCAAGGCGTGGTGTGAATGACAACCAAGGAAAGGAGTGTTTCATGAGGATCGAATTGACCATGCAAGGATCGTCACCGCTGGTGATGCACAACGTAAGTCTTGCCGACCCTAATAATCCGATCGTGAAAGAGATTGCCGCGATCACAGACAAAGGCTCCAACATGACCGACGCCGATCGGTTGGAAGTGTCGCGGCTTGAGTTTATCGGCGGCCTATATATCGGCAAGGGCGGTCCGTCGCTGCCGTCGCGCAACATCCTGCGCTGCATTGCCAACGCTGCCAAAATTCGCAGGCTCGGAAAGGATGTTGAGCGAGCGCTGATCCCTACTACCGTGGAATTGCCGCTGCACTACAAGGGGCCGCGCGACCCCGCCGCGTTATGGGACGCCGTCGAATATCGCTATGCGGCGGCGGTTCGCATCGGTCGCGGCTTGGTGATCCGGATGCGGCCAGCGTTTCCCGACTGGCAGGTGTCGTCGGAATGGGAATTGCTCACCGAAATTCTCAACTATCGCGATTTCAAGTCGATCGCCGAAGCGGCTGGCCTGATCGAAGGGCTCGGCGACAACCGGCGCAATGGCTATGGCCGTTTTCTGGCGCAAGTCGAGGAGATGAAGAATGAGCGCGCTGTTTCAGCCAAGGCGGCCTGATGGCCGACCGGAATGGCGGGTGATCTTCGACATCACCCACGATGCCGAGCCGGGTCGGATTTTTGGTTATGCTGAACTCGGCGCGGCACTGGAAACCGACGACAAGCCGCAGATTTATAGGGCCGTGGTTCGCTGCAATCGTGAACTATGGCGCAGCCAAAACCGCTCGCTCGGGAATGTGCGCTGCGTTGGCTACAAGCTGCTACTTCCGCAAGAGCATGAGGGGCAGGCGCTTGGCTATCAGGGCAGTGCGCGGCGCAAGGTAAGCAACGCGGTGAGCGTGATGAAGGCTACCGACCTTGCCGCATTGAGCAACAGCGAACGGGACAGAGCCTTGCGCATCAGTGCGCTGATGGTGGCGATGTGTCGTTCGATCGATTGGCATGCCGAGCGATTGTCGCGCCATGACGACCTGATCCGTGAATTGGCCGATCGCGTCGATAAGCTCGAACGGCCGGATTGATCTTTGCTGGGCTGGGCACGGCACGGCGCGGCCGGTCTGGGCATAGCTGGGCAGCGCATGGCAAGGCGGGGCTCGGCACGGCTTGGCTTGGCAAGGCGAGGCGCGGTTTGGCTGGGCCGGGCCTGTCACGGCTAGGCGCGGATCGGCATGGCAGGGCTTGGCGCGGAATGGCGAGGCAGGGCTTGGAGTGGCAGAGATGGGCACGGCGCGGCGCGGCATGGCGAGGCGAGGCAAGGATTGAAAAATGGATGCGCAAGAAATCTTCGACCATCTGGCCGCGCCGTTTGCCCCGTCGTTTGTGTCGTGGCGCGTCGGTCCGACCAACGAAAAGCGCCGCAAGGAAGATGAGCCCTTGAAAGGACAGGCGCTTGCCTACATCGACGCGCGCGCCGTGATGGATCGGTTCGATAGCGTCTGCGGTCCCGCAGGCTGGCAGTGCAATTACACGCCCGGCGTTGGTAGCTCGATTGTCTGCAATATCGGCCTTTTCTTCCCGGTGATGCTCAATGATCAACAGATCGGACATCAGTGGATTTACAAAGCCGATGGCGCGGGACCGTCCGACATGGAAGCCGAGAAAGGCGCGCTCTCCGACGCGTTCAAGCGCGCGGCGGTGCGGTGGGGGGTCGGTCGGTATTTGTACGATCTGCGCGCGCCGTGGGTGGTGCTGGAAATGCGTGGCAAGTCCGCAATCATTCCACAAGACACTTACGCGAGGCTCGACAAACTGCACGACGATTTTGCGCGAAGCCTCATGAAGAAAGAGACGGCATGACCGAACCGAGAGGCGCAATTTTCTTTTGGAAGGATGAGCCCTACATCACCGGCTATCTGACTATTGGCAAGGATCAGTACGAACTGGTCGGCGTGCGACGCTCTGACATTCGTACTGATTTCACCGGCCGCAAAAAGGAGTTGCCGGAAACGCAGGCGGATATGTTCCATGAACGAAGCGGAGACAGCGACCCGGAACGCGATCAGTCTTGAAATCAAAAAGGACGGATTGCAACAGCGTCAATCCGGCGATTGGCAACTGCGCGTTACCGTGTCGGCTATCGATATGGATCAGCGCTTGGCCACCGCGCCCATGGGGACGCGCTACGCCTGCGTTTTGGTGGAAGTGGACGACGACGAAAGCCCGGTCGATCACCACGCCATGCAGCGCGACAAGTGGCGCGATCTCGGACCGACAAGGCAGGCGGGCATGCGCTGTAAGGAACCGTTGTTTTGGGCGTTCCTTGAGGAAGAATTGCATTTTGGCCGCGTCACCAACGAACAGCGCGCGGCCGAAGCCGTTCGCACTCATTGCGGCATCGCCTCGCGCAGCGAGCTAGGGCTGCCCGGCAACGCACACGCGCGCGAGCTATGGCACGCGATGGATTTCGGCTTTCAAGCTTGGAAGGCGCGCGAAAATGGCTGACCCGTTCCGCGACCCGCGCCAGCACGATGACGAATATCTGGATTATATCCGGCAACAGCGCTGTTGCATTTGCGGCCAGACGCCAGTTGACCCGGCGCACTTGCGCATCAGCTCAATCAACGATGGCAAGCGCGACACCGGCATGGCGGAAAAATCTTCCGACAAATGGGCTTTACCATTGTGCCGGGCGCACCACGAACAACAGCACCGCATGAACGAACGCGAATTTTGGGCGAGCTATGGCATCAATCCATTCGCGACGGCAATGAGCTATCACAAGACACGGCCGGGCTAGGGCTGGGCATGGCTGGGCGGGGCGAGGCGAGGCAAGGCACGGCACGGCGAGGCAAGGCATGGCACGCTTCAGTATTCTAGTTAGAGAACATGGCAGCGACCACGATGTGCTGCTTATGGAAGTCAATTCCAACCCTAACGCGATCGTTGCGGGTTTGCGCGCCAAATCGTTGACGCTTAAGCGCACCGTTTTTGAGGCAGGCAAGCGGCACGTAAAAATTCCGAAATACAGCTATGTGCGCGTGATTGACCACGGGGAGGAAGAACGTCATGGCGGGGATGAAGGATAAGCTCGGCGACGTGCCGTATCCGCCGCCGCCGCGTGCTTTCGATGGTCAAACCTATGAACCTATCCACGACTTCGCGCGGCTGCGCGGGCAGCTAGAGCGCGTCAATGCGTTCATGGCGGACGGTCGTTTCCATACGCTCAACGAAATCGCGCGCGCGGCTGGCGGCACGGAAGCGAGCGTGAGCGCGCGACTGCGCGATCTCCGAAAACCAAAATATGGTTCGCGCGATGTCAAGCGCGAGCGTGTCACCGGGGGCCTTTTCCGCTATCGCCTCGTGCTGTGAGGGGCGAACATGAAACGATGGTGGATGCCGCTCGACATCGGGAATTATGCTTCCGACACCGGCCATTTATCGACGGTGCAGCATGGGGCGTACCTGCTTCTGATCATGCATTATTGGGCGATGGGCAAATTGCCCGATGACGATCAGCAGCTAGCCAACATCACACGCTTGCCGCTCGATGAATGGTTGCGACACCGTCCGGTGCTAGAGGCGTTCTTTTATGAGGGCTGGAAACACCGCCGCCTCGATGCCGAGATTGCCCGCAACGAAGAATTGCGGGGAAAGCGCGCCCGCGCTGGCTCGAAGGGTGGAACCGTCACCTTCATGAAGTGGCACCGCAAGCCGAAATAGCCGTTCTAATAAAATCAGCGACTTGCCAGCAAGTGCTAGGGCACATGCCGCTCGTTTGCTGCTCGTTTGCTGGGCCGCTTGCCCTACCAATAACAATAACAATTCTTTTCCCTTACTTCTGTCTGAGTATGCTGCTGCGCGCGCGAGGCTTGCCAATGGGTTGACGTGGCGCTAGTCCTAGCCATTCGACACCGAGCCCGCTGATGCCGCACCATTACGACGATGATGCAGGCCCAACAGCCGAACGGCTGGCGCACGCTGGCGGCTTTTTCACCATCGCAGGCCGCGCCCGATCTTCCCGCCGAATTACTCTGCTCGATGACGCGCTAGGACGGGCGTGGATGCGTCAAAAAATTTCGGCGGCCGAATACTCGGCTCTTAGAAAATACGCGCTGCACTGGCTCGCTGGCGGCCTGCAAGGCCATTTGGGCAGCGTCGATCTAAATCGCGTGCTCGCATTCGATCCGGGTTCAATGTCCGGCCTCGCCAAGACGGAAGCGCAAGCAGATCACCGCAAGCTGTATCATGCGGCGCGGGATCAACTCGGAACCCGCCCGGCCATGGTTGCCGATCATGTCGCTTGTTTCGACATGCCGCTTGCAACTGTTGGGGCACTGCTCGGCTATCGTTCATCCTATAGGGCGCGATCGAAGGCCGCCGAAATCTTGTCCGATGCCGGATACCGGCTGGCTAAATTTTGGGACGACATCGCAAAGGCCCATTGACAGAGGGGCGTTTTGGGAACCAAATCCGCTAGTCTCCTGATTTGCGCAGTAAGCGAGTTTCCCCTTGCGGTTCTGTCAATCAGCGGGATGTAAAAAGGCCGGGCTCACACCCGGCCTTTTCTCTTGGAGATTTCCTCCCTGCATACTTGGCGCGGCGATCAGTCGTCGCGCCATTGTTCGAACATTTCCCTGATCTGGAACACGCGAAGCTTTTCCCCGCGCCAATAGGGCCGCAGTCGTTCAAGCGTCGTGGCCGCGATAGCGTCGCGCTTGGTGCCGTTCTTCTCTGCGCGAAACGCTTGTAGGTCGCCCATGATCTCGCGCGCGACCTCGGGCGGAATGTCGGGAAGCTTCATTTTAAAAGCAAGACGCAATGAGCCAAACGTTCAGCGCAGATTGGAACAGGAACCATAACCAGATGTACCAATCTTCGCTTGTGAACAAGGGTTGGCCTTCTCTGATAGCCTGCCGAGCACCGACTAAAACCGCCCATTGAATTTTGAGCATGTAGCCCACAACAAGCAGCGTAAAGAAAATTGCAATTATCCGTGTCACGCCTTCAAATCCTCCGGTGTCGATTTGGTTTTCAGCATCAGGTTGACCAGCACCGCGATTGTCTGCGGCACCGGATATTTTCCGCCGATCCAAGAGCGGACCGATTGCGGCGAAATTTTCAGAGCGCGCGCAAAAGCCATCTGACTAAATCCGATCTTTTGCAATTTCGCCCAAAGCTCTTGACCATCCATTGCGCTGGCGGCCGGGCTAGTCGGAAGCTTCTTTTTCATACGGTCCCCTTTGGCTCGCGCGGATTGCGCGCGGTGCACAATAGCGCGCAATAAGCTAGCGTGCAAGTAGCCAAGAAAAAGCCCGGCACGATGGCCGGGCTTTCGCGTTAGTGGTGGGTAGGTTTCGGCGGTAGCCGTTTTAGAAATTGCTCGATCAGCCTCCGCATACGTTCCAGATCAGCCAAACGTTGCTCTATGGTTTCGCGTTCGGTCATGGGCGTAGGAACGCGCGGCATGTTTCGACTAGCTCCGGATCAGTTGCACCGTTTTCGATGGCTGCCTCAAGCCGCTTATAGAGCGCGGTTATCTGCATCATCGGGATTTGAAAGCCGGTGACGGCACGTTGAATGCGCGCGGCATCGGCCCTGATCGATGATTTACGTTTAGCCATTTGGTTTCCCCTTGCGAGAGGCTGGCGAAATGCCGCCTCTAATGCCTTAAGCCGGGAAGGCCTTGCGGCCGCCCGGCATAAAGCGATGTTGAGCGAGTTACGCGGCGAGCATTTCTTCGCGCGTCATGTTCAAGCGCTTTTCCGCCATCGCCTCGGCATAGAGCTTGCGCCACTCGGCAGGCGTGCGGTCGCGGCGCTGTTGAGACGCGCAAGCCGCAAGCTTCGCGCGGTGTTGGCTGGCAACGGCCTTCAAGATGTCGCGGCCTGCGCTGTGCAGCGTGCCGCTCGCGCAATTCGGGCGCGGGATGGTTTCGCCTGCGGTGCGGAGTTGGCCGCGTTGCGCGGTCAGCACCGCGTCAAGCACGGCTTGGCCGTGCGCTTTGCGGTCGCCACCATTGCGGCGGAATTTTTTCAACGCGGCGCTTTCGACGTTGTAGGCCGGTCCGAATTGTTCGCAGATTTCCATTTGGTTTCCCCTTGCTCGAAACGGCACAAGCGCCGCTTCTAATGCTCCAAGCCGGGAAGCCTTTCGGCGCCCGGCATAGAAGCGTTTTTGATTTGGGTTAGGCAGCGATTGGCATGTCATCGGCGAGCGCGCGCGACCGCAGATAGTCGGCGGCCTTTTGCGCGGCGCTGGCGGCAGTGAAGAACGCCTTGGCATCATCCTTCAAAAGCTCAATCCAGTTTTCAATGTAGCCAGCGTGACGCAATTCGCCATCGATCGAAAACTCGGCACAGAGAAACGCGGCGGTAAGCTCGGCAACCAATTCCTCGGCAGCGTAAGCGCGATCTCCGAAGCGCTTGCCAAACTGACGGGCAAGGCGCTTGTCGGCGCCCGTCCAATGGCCAAGCTCATGAAACGCGGTTGAGTAGTAGGACGCGGCGGAATTGAAGCTTTCGAAGGTCGGCATTTTTACGCAATCGAAAGCCGGTGAGTAGAACGCGCGATCTCCGCCCGTTTCGGAATAGTTGGCACCGGTTGCCGCGATAAATTCATCGATGGTTGCGTCGCGTTCATCGTTGTTGCGCGGCTTGGGCGCTTCGATGGTTTCCAGATCGGGCAGGCCTTCGCACTGCGCGACGTTAAACACAGTGTAAAATTTCATGGTCGAAAAGGCCCGGCCGTCATCGTCGGCCGCGCCTTCCTTTGGCTTGCTGACCAATTGCAACACCTTGCAAATCTGGAAACCGTGTTCGCCCTTGCGAACGTGGCCGCCCAAGTCGGTAGCCTGTTTGTAGGTGAGATAAAGCGGCGACGCGAAACGGCCGATGTTGCCCCAAAGCAGGATAGCGTTGACGCCTTGATAAGCCTTGCGGCTGATGACGTTGGCCGGAACGTTGCGGCCTGCCGTTGCCGACCATGACTTAACCCAAGGCGCGGTTCCGGTTTCAAGCTCGGCAAGAATGCGGGCGGTGACGTTGGTGTAAAGAGCGTTAGACATTGGTGATTTCCCCTTGCGTTGGCATTAACAAGGGGTTGGTAGCAAGTAACACGCTAGCCTGTCAAGCGCTAGCGTAACCATTACTCAAATAAATCGTCGCTGCATTGCACGCGTTACCTTGGCAACGCGGTTTCAACTGACGAAAGGCGAAACGATGTCCGGAACCATGCGACGCAGGCCGCCCGGCAAGCGGCAAGCGTTCTATCGAGACTTTGCGCACCGCGACGATAAGCAAGCGCGCAAGATCAAAGCGCAGCAAAAGCGGGAAGTAGCACGGGCTCGGCATCGGCTAGCCGCTTTGCAGCGCCGACTTGATGCGCCGGAACCATAGACATGGCACCATTTCCACAAACCACGGTGCCAGCGCATTACCGCGACCCGGACTATACGACAGGACGGCCAACCGCTTATCGTCCTGAATACTGCGACCTAGTGATAGAGAAGGCGAGAGACCTAGGACTAAGCCTAGTGGCATTTGCCGGTGTCATTGGGGTTGCGCAAGACACGATTTACGAATGGCGGAAACGTCACAGCGAGTTTTCCGAAGCGTGTTCCCGCGCGCATAGCGCGCGCGTTCTATGGTGGGAATTGAAGCTTGGCCGCTCGCGCAAGGGCGCGGAAGTCACCGCGTCGATATTCGCGCTTAAGAACGCGGCGCCGAGCGAATGGCGCGACGTAAGGCACACAGAACACAGTCACAAGCTTGCGGTTGAGACGCTTTCCGACGTGCAGCTACACGCCATTGCGAGCGGCAAGCATCCGGGCGATGCATCAGTGATCGATGCAGACTTCGAACGCGTGGGTTGATTGTGTGCTTTCTAGATAATTTACATTAGTTGAATGAAATCAATTACTTCCCACAACCCCCATTTCCCACGACCCGAGCAGGGATGTTGCCCCTCGACCACCCGGGGAGGGGAAAATTTCGCGGCGGAAGCATGCTTATATTGACATCACCCCCCACGTTTCCGCCATTCCGGAAAACTTCGCCCTTCGCATTGAAGAAAGGAAAATAACATGGCGACGTTCACACTGACGGT